ATACTTATCTTTTTGTAAATCTTATTTATCTCTTCCTGAAACTGATAAATAAACTTATTTCTATAATATAAATATGATTCACCAGATTTTACCAATATTTTATCCAAATCTTGTTCTGTAAAAAAGTTTGGTTTCCAATCATCATAGAATTTTCTTTCATAAAAATATTTTTCAATGTTATTTCTCATTGTCCAATAATCAAGTTGATAGGCCGTTAACTCTGAATTATTAATATATGCTTCAGAACTATCATGTAATGTTTGTGTCATACTACCATCAAAAACTCTTGGTTTTTCTAATCTATGTATATGAGTAAAATTTGTTTTATCATTATATTTTATAACACAATTATTCTTCACAGCTTTAACTATTATAGCCTGCTCTTCTTGTGGTTGAATTCCAATTCCACCTAAATCATTATAAATTTTAGCTCTAAATGTTTTAGGCCAAAATTCAGTACCATCGTCTACCCTGTACAATAAATTTTTATCTAAACTAACCCCTTCATCTTTTTTAATTCCCCACACTATGTCAAAATTATTATAATACCATTTTCCCAACAATCCGTTCATAGTTTCTATTTCATTTATATAAGGTTTTAACTTTGAAATATCAATTACACTCTCTAAACTTGTAAAATTATAAGTATCACATTTCGTTACTAATATATCTAACCTATCTTCACCCAAACCTATTGGATTTAATTGATGTGGATTTTCATATTTAGATGGATTTTTGAAAGTTTTTAATACTTCTTCAACATAATGATTTTCAAATACATTATCTGCACCAAAGAATGCAACTATTCCATCATTAAAATCATCATACTTACTCCATCTATGTAATGCAACATCTATTCCAAATTTTGCAGCTAAGGCTGCACCTTGTATTTCATTGGGAAATTTTACATTTATTAAATGTATATTATCATATTTGTATTTATCTAATTTTTCTTTAACTACTATTTCAGTATTATCTAATTCTTCTTCTATTGAACAATTATTTACAATTAATACTTCAAATTCATAAGGTGAAGTTGTTTGATTAATAAGTGATTCTACACAATCACCTATAAAACTCTCTTCTCTATACGCAATTATAATTAGTTGATATTTTACAAAATCATATCTTTCCTGAGTTCCGAAGGGCGCAGGTAGAGCGTTATTAACTAAACTTTTATATTCTTGTTTATACTCTGGTGGAATTTCTTTTAAATAGTCGTACATAATATATCTTTATAATTACTAACTCTATTAAAATTATCCACTTCGCCTATACAACCATCACAAACATCTCCATTATCTCTTATTTCAGAATATCTAAATGGTGATACACAAAATCCTTTTCTCATTTTATTTTTCCAATTACCTCAACGAACATAGCCATAATATTAATCTCTTTATCCACTACTATAGCATCACTTTGTTGATATTGACTTAATGTTAAAATACATTCTGCAACATGACCTCTACCCCAATCATCTACTGTGTCAAATAGTAATCTAAATAAATCACTAAAGTCTGTTATTTTGGAATCTGCCAATACTTGTCTAATGTTTTTAAACGAATTCTTTTTATCTTGTGTTTTTAAAATATCTAATACTTGGTTCTTGTAGTCATTCTGTATTGCCATTCCCTCATCAATAACAAGTTTACCATTTACAACTTGTCGTTGTATAGAATTTATAACTCTTCTTATATCTGGATAACCACCATTAACTATCGTTACAATGTCATCTACTGTTGCATCCACCTTTTCATTCTGTAAAATATTTGAAACATGAAGTGCAACTTGTTTCCTATCTGGTGGTATAATTTGAAAAGATTGACATCTCGATTGAATTGGGTCTATAACTCTCTCTACGAAATTGCAGGTTAGAATGAATCTACAATGTTTACTAAATGTTTCCATCAAGTTACGAAGTGCTGCCTGTGCATTTGGTGTGATGTAATCACACTCATCTAAAATGATAATCTTCATCTCTGCAAACCCAAGTGTTGAGGCAAAGTTCTTTACTTTATCTCTAACTATCTCTACACTATTCTCATCTGATGCATTAATATATAGATAATCACAATCTATATTATTAACAAGTAGTTTTGCGAGAGTGGTCTTACCTGTACCAGCTCTTCCGTACAGTAAAAGATGTGGTAAGTCGCCACTCTCCAGATAAACCTTAACCTTACTCTTTAGATGTTCATTTCCAATGTAAGTGTCAAGGTTTGAAGGCCGATATCTTTCCGTCCAAAGTGAATTTTTAATTTCATCCATTATAATTTTTTCCAAATCCAAATTGGTTCACAAAATCTTTTATCTTTGGTTTCTTCTGCCTTCTTAATCGTAGAGCCATGAAACCTTTCATCTGATGCTCTTGCCATTCCTGCTCCACCACTATTTGGTCGTTTAGCCATTTCCATTCCAATACAACCTTGATACTCTGAATCACTAAATGTTGATAAAAAATCATTCATAGGATTACAAATCTCTACCATATTTCTTTGTGTTCCAGTTCTAGCAAATACATCAGCAATATTCACTAATAAATATCCACCACTCTTAATAGAAACCCATAAATTTTCAATAGTTTTCTGTAAAAAGTTTTTATTCCAATCATCTATTTCTTTATATCGTACCCAACTTTGAGTATCTTCATAACTATATCGTTCAACTGAAAAATATGGTGGTGATGTGAATACGGTATCAAATATATTTTCATACTCTTTGAAATCCACATCCTCTGCGGGGGATTCAATAAATTCACAATCCTTATCGACTTCAAAAAACATATTTCTATGTTTTTCATAGAACTCTTTTTGTTCTCTGTAGATAGGATGGTTTTCTTTTCTTGGATCTATTCCAAGATAATACTTACCACTTTCACTACCATAGAATCCTGCTAATCTATCACCCCAACCTGCACTAAAATCAAGTATATTTTGACTACCTAACTTATCGTATAGTACTTTTGCCACATTTGGTTTAAACTGTGAACAAATGTACTTTCTCAAACTTATCATAACTCTAAGAGCACCCTTATTTATTTTGGGAAGTTTTAAAGTATATGCGGCACCCATTAATGTAGTCATAAACTTATAACTACCCCAAGTTCTAATTGGTCCTGGTGCTATTGTTCCATCCACACTCCATCGATTTTCTTGTTGAAAGTAATTACTTGAAGCGTTACCTGTATTGATTCGTTTAAAGTATTGTTGTTTACCTTCGAATGTTAAATCATAACGATACTTTGTACCCTCTCGTGCAAACCACTCACCATCTACCAATAAATCATTATGTCTCATACCTTTAAGTTTCTGTAACTCTTTGTATGCTCCATTTTCTGAAATGTTCATGTATGGTGGTGGATATGTCATTGCAACTTTTGCAAGACTTTCTCGTACATCTTGTTTTTCAAAGGTGTTCTTTATGTATTCCCATTCTTTCTCTTCTATTGAAAGATAAGGCTCCATATCATAGAACTTATCAAAGTAAGATAGGTACATTAGCTAACTTGTTGTGTTGCTACCAAATAATATTCTGATTTGTATTCATCCACATTAAAGTTTATTTTACTCAAACCTGATTCACTAATCTTTAGAGAAGCACCTGTACACTCTTTATTTGCACTCAATATATTTGAAAACATATTAGCATTAAATGAGATTGGTTCAATTTCTGTATATTCTTCAACTTCAACTGGAATTGTAATACGATTACTTGCAACATTACTATAACCTATAACAACACTAACCTTTCCATCTTTTGTTATTATTGTAAAAGATTCACTATCTGTAAGAGCACCCTTACCCATAATGAATGTATTTATAAAGTAAGAATTTACTTTAATATCTAAATCAAATTCACTTGGTAAGTTTTTCAACGCTGGTGGTGTTGGTATTACACTTAAATCACTTAACATATACTTTGAAGTAGTATTATATTTAGTGTCTTTCATGTCAATACTAATAAACTTATCACCCGAAGATGTTAATTTAAACTCTACATCATCACTTAAAACTGATAATAATGCTAAAAGTTGTGGTGTATTATAGACTCCTAATTCTGATGCATCTACTCCAGAGAATTTATCTACTACTACCGAACCAACTACTGATTTATCACCTGAGATAAACCTTGTTGATAGTTTTGTTCCATCACTAACCCACTTAACCGATTTTATTTCTCCGCCAAGTGCATATTTGTTAATATACCTAATTAGTTGTGTTTTATTCATAACCGTTTGTTCCTTATGTATGTTATTGTTCCTATATATACATATATATAAGATTGTTCAAAATCAAAAAAATCTTTCAATACTTTGTTGTTTATCAACTACTGCTTCCCATCCCATGCTTTCATAGAACATACCGAGTTTTTTACTCATAGCCTGTTCGAACATTCTACTACTATCTATCTTATTTTTAATTAATTCTAATATTTCTTTTGGGTCTTCATAACCTTTATAAGCTATGGTATCAAATCCAAACTCATTATCTTTTAAATACACCCATTTAATCTTTGTTCCGTTGGATATCTTTTCATATTTTCTACCCTCATACCAATAATCCAATAATGAATTATAATTTATGGCTGATTTAACATGAACTGGCGCACCCTTTTTATATTTACTGAATGATGACTCTTCATCTTTAGAAATATACTTACCAATACCCTTTACACCGATAGGATTTGCCATTACATCATAAGATAGATTGTGCATATTTCTTTTGAATATTGATATTCTCTCATCAATTTTTTCTTTTGGTACTTTTGCCAATATATCTTCTAAAACTTTACTTAATAAGTCTTTCATAGCTACTGCAAAATTACTACGAACTGTATCTAATCCTTTTACTTGGATCTTATTTACTTTTCTACCAGCATCATTAATAATATGTAAACCATATCGTTTTTTCACAATAAACAATGCTGTTTTCGCAATAACTTCTTGTTTGATATCAAACTCGTGTTTATCAACATTAAGAAACTTCTTAGAAAAGAAATCATAACTTTGATTCAAATAGTCCTGTACTTCACCACACACTTCCATAATTCTCTGTGTCATCATTGTTTCTGATAGTTTCTCGTTTGGAAATCTATGTTCAATCAATGGTACTGCGGATGCGAAAATAGAGTCTGTGTCGATATAGATAACATAATCCTTATCAGTACCTAACTCTTTATTATAAAAGTGGTTAGTAATCTTCTTACTGAACTTAATCAATGATTGACCTGTAAGTGTGGTTGCTTCAGCATTATCAATATCATAAAATCTAAATACTGGTAAACCCAATACACCATATAATGAGTTTAATAGAATCTTCTGTAGATATTGTCGTCTATCAAAGTATTCTTGTTTTTTAGTATCACCTTGTTCATGAAACTTCTTTACAAGTTTTCTCATCTCTACTCGTTCATTAAACCACTTTGTTAATAGTGCTGGAATCAATCCTTGTCTATCTGTACGATACATTATACCATTACTTGATATACTTATTTTTTGACTTTCTAAATAATCTTTTAATTCTATTTCAGATAATTTACCAACCTCTTTTCCATTCCTATTTTTAACTTGATATGTTTGTTTATGAGATTTTTTTATATATTCATTTGCATTCCAATTTTCAACCTTACCAATCTTGGTTTCGGGTGAAATGTTTAAACTACGAATAACACTTGGATACATTGATGTAATATCTAAATCAAATACCCACTCGTGTCTACCTCGTTGTGGTGATTGTACATAAGCACCTGCAAATTTATCTTCAAGCTTCTTTTTAGGTCTTGGTGGTTTATTGGGTGCCACCACACCAATCTTTTTCAAATAAACTAATATCGCACCCTCAAGATATCTTGAACTCATAAACACATCTTCATATGGTACATGACCAATATGAGCTATACCACGAGCAATATCAATGAAATCCAATTTTTCATCTAATTCCACGAGTATTTGAACATCTCGAATATTATAATTTACAAACTTCTGTAAATCTTTCTCATACAAATCATTAAGTGTTCCATCATACTCAATTTTCTTCATACCAACTTCAACTTCACCAATGTAATCTAAACGATAACTTGATTGTTGGATGGGTGAAAACTTTCTATATAAATGTAAATAGTCCATTTGATTAACTCCAGCAATAGTATACTTTTTCTTGTATTCACTATAAAAAATTTGGCCAATTGGTGATAACATACTTGCTACATCTTTACCCAATACTCTTACTGAACGATTATATAAATAAGGAATATCAAAACTATCACTATTCCACCCACTTAATATTGTTGGTTGTATTTCCGAATATTTTCTATAAAATGAAGTTAACATTTCATACTCTGTAATATAAAACTCAACTATCTGATTATCTTTTGTATAATTCTGAATTTGTTTTTTCTCATCCAACACATACGCAAAATATGTCTTAGTTATCTCGTCATATAATGAAATTGAAGTTATTTTATTTGGAGCTTTCATTGGATCAGGAAATCCCTCTGTAACCTCTACCTCAATATCAAAAAATATTTTTCTATTTCCAATGGATGGTTCATCTGAATCCATATATTGGTCAACTAAAAATCTTGTAGTTTGTGGTACATCACTTTCGTGTAAACCAGGAGTGTTATCTTCCCAATGGAAAATCTTTTTAACTTTATCACCATCAAGTGTAAAGTGTTGTCCTGTTGAATTTTTTATATAAGCGTATTTTTTATATGGGATTATGAGATATCCCTTTTTATCATCCCACAGATGAATTTTCTGCTTTCTCATTTCAAAATATATTGATTGATACAACTATGTAATTCTCCAATTTTTCATATCTGAATATACGAATAAAAACCTATACAAGTCAAGCTTTATTTGCAATAAGTTCTCCGAACTTAATAAAGTGGGGGAAATATATTCCAATCCCCCCCAAACTCTACTTTTTAGAAATTAACACTTAACCCTAAGTTAAAGTATCTTGGTGTACCAAGAAATACTTCAGCATTATGTGCTGAGTGAGTTTTACTCCCATAGCTATTGTATTGACTATGATCTACTGCATCTTGTACATATGTTTCGTCTAATGCGTTAAACACATGAGCAAATAAAGATATGTCATATCCACTAACTGGTAGTAAATATGAAGCATGTAAGTCCACCTTTGAATAAGATGGTGCTTCCCATACTTGTTCTCTGTCTGCATCTTCATCTGAACCATCGTATTCACGAGAATCAGGACTCCAATCACTATAGTTCTTATCATAAGAATTCCATAGTGCTGAAATTACTAATCCCTTTACAGGAAAAATGGTTGCACCAAGTGCATATGAAGTCTGTGGCATATCACCAACATTCAACCCGTCAAGAGCATATTGATAATCTGTAGTGGTTAAACCAGTTACATTACCATCATCATCATATTCATTTGATTGATACTTTCCATGAGCATCACCATCAAACTTCCAAGTACCAAGACTTACTGCTGCATCTATACGAACCAATTTATGTAGTTGTGTAGAAGCTTCAATCTCAAGTCCTTGATGTTTTTGTTGAATACCTGTTAAGAAAATGACATCAGTATCTCCTGAATCACCTTGTCCTGTGGTTACTGCTTTAGTAAGGTTTCTGTCTTTCCAATCTGTATTGTAAACATTTGCCTTAACAGCAAATCTTTCAGATTCGAAATTGACACCAGCTTCTGAACTAATGAAACTTTCATTATTTGGATCAGAAGCAACCGTACCATCAAAGTAAATCACATTATCCATGATAGGTGGTTTTTCAACATATCCAATGTTAGCAAAAAGACTAACATTATCATCTATGTCGTACATTGCTCCACCTTTGAACTGAGCAGCATAAATAGCATCAGCTTTTATTACTTCATCAGCAACTGAAAAGTGGTCTTGGTAAGAATACTTAATACTTGATAATCCACCCATACCATATAGATTTAGATTATCTTTACTATAATTACCTTGTACAAATCCACCCAACCAATCAACGGTAGTTTCATTGTGATAAGCGATTATATCACCTAACCCAACTCTTTTACCATCTGGTGCGTTATCATCAGCAAAATCCAAATAATAATCTCCACCTAATAAATCACGAACTTCTCGTGCGTGTTCTATACCTGCGGTTCTCCAATCAATACCTACTTGTAACTTAAACTCATCACTAATATCGTAATTAAGTTTAGAAATTACACCATAAGTATTTTGACGATTGATACTATTACGAAGAATACCAACTGATTGATTATTATCAACACCATGTGTTCGTGTAAGAGCTGACTTATCTACATATACTACTGAATCATCTCCAGAATTATATGCTATAAGACTATTCCAATCACGAGTCCAGGGACCACGACCATAATAAAATTTATAGTCATCATCACCAAGATTACCATCAGCATCAAATGTAGGAATCTTACCATAAGTTCCTGTTCCACCACCAGAACCACCTGACCAATAAAAGACTGAACTTAAACTTGTCTTATCATCTATTGTCCAAAAATGATTTAGATTTACTAATGGTTTGTGAAAGTAGTTTTCTCTTTCGTTTAGATAATCACTTGCGTGTCTATCTTGTAGTCCACTATCAAAAAGTCCACCTACACCATACATATACCAGTATTGTTTACCTTTATATGATGGGTCAACTGGTGACCAGTTTTGATTAAACTTATGTCCTACATCTGCGAACTTACCATCTTCACCAAGTGCTTCAGTATCATATCCATCTACACTTGCAGCAAAATCAGCGTCATAAGCACCGATATTCTGTTTGTATAGATTTTGTCCATGTCGCTGTGGAGCACCGATTGCATATAATTCCAATCGATGGTCAGCATTTACTTGATAACTTGAACCAAAATAATATGCCCAAGCGTCTGTCCATGTCTTGTCAATGACACCATCACCTGTTTTACGAACTACAGTACCACTTAGGGCGAATTTATCACCAATAAGTCCTGAATTGTAATTCAATGTGGTTTTCAGAAAACCCCCTGCACCACCTTCCTGTTTAAACTTACCACCTTTTGAAGCGGAAGCAGGATTTGTGATTATGTTCATCGTACCACCAATTGAGGGGGCAGCCAAGTTAACGGCACTTAATCCACGCTGCATCTGGATAGATTGAGCTGCATCTGCAACTCCATCCCAGTTAGACCAATAGACCCAACCGTTTTCCATATCGTTTTGTGGAACTCCGTTTATCATTACTGCTACATTCCTCTGATTAAACCCGCGAACATTGATACGGGCATCACCCGCACCCCCACCTTGTTGCGTAGCATATACACTTGGTGTAGTATTTAAAGACATTGGTAAGTCTTGTGAACCAAGACGAAATTCAATTTCTTCTTTACTAACTGTAGTATAAGCAACAGGTGTTTTATCATCAGCCCTTGAAGCTAAAACTTCAAGTGCAGACATCTCAAGTGCAGATATTAAAAGTGAGAAGTCTACGGTACTAGCCGTTCCCTCTACCACTTCAACCTCTACTGTATGGGATGCATATCCAATTGAAGAAGCTTTAATTGTATAAGTTCCTGCCCCTAAATCAATAGAGTAAGCTCCATCTGCATCAGCAGATGTACCTAAATCAGTTCCTTGTACTACAATATCAGCCCCAATCAATGGGTTCTTTTCTGTATCTGTAACTGTTCCGACTACCTGCCCATATAAGAACATTGGCATCATCATTGTTAAAAATACAGATATTAGATTATTTTTTTTCATTTATAATCTCCTCTGTTTGTTTGTTTGAGACGCATTTTTTCATAGGTGCGTCAACTGCCTATTCGGGTATGTGAAATCTTAGTTTGCATAATCTTGATCATCGTTATCTCCACTTAATGGTTGAATCTCACATGAATCATTATTGCAAAATTTATCTATTTCAGCCTCTTCATTTTTAATTACACCAAATGAAAGAGGTTTTAATTTTTTTAATTGTTTATTATAAGTTTTCTCATCTATTGCTTCATATGGCATTTGTTTGTAAGCTCCATAATCATGTCTTGGTAATAATGAAATTCCTTTTAATCTATATTGAAAATAATTCAATACATATGGTAGTTCTTCAGCTTCTGTTTCAGGATTGAATGTTGCCGTACAACTAACTTGGTTATCTGCCCAATGTCGTTGTAAGAACGCGGCTAAACTGAATTGTTCCCAAATCGAAAGTTCAGCCGCAGTTCTTATACCTTCTCCAACATCTACTGGAACATCTACAACCATAGTTGTATTCTCCGAACCAAATGCTGGCTCTAACTTATAACCTGCTTTTTTCAATGGTTCTATTAATTCAGATTGATTTGATAATCTTACTCTCCGAATATAGAAACGACTTTCGGGATAATGTAATCCTGGAGTTGCTCCTGCTAATAATGAAACCGTTCCACTTGGTTTAACACTTGTGGTTTTAATTGATTTTGGTATGGCGAACCAATCAGAATATAATTTATCCCATTCTTGTATAACATCATATCCATCTTCTAACCAAGTTTTTAATTTATCTAATCCATGATTAGTAATGAATTGTGCAACTCCACTAACACTACATCCAATTCTTCTATTTCTCAACATAACTCTATTTGTATCACTCCAATGAGTTCTACCAAGTGTTACCGTTTTAGCATACAGATAAGCATATTTAAGTGTTCTTTGATAGTCCTCTAATGAGTCGTGATTGTTTGGAAATGTTTCTACAAGACAACAAAGTTCATAACTTTCCAAACTTTGTTCCAGGCAATTATGGATAAACAAACCAGATGAATCTAAATATTTGTTGTCTTTTGTAGATGTTATCACACCAAAATTATGTGTATCTTCAACAGTCATATCATAAACATCTTCATACCCATAAAACTCAACTGATACAACTTTATGATTCCAAATACCTTGATTTTCCATACTTCTTTTAACATTAGAACAAGAATGACTGCAAGTTTTTCTTTTGGAAGCTTGATATTCTGTAAGTGTCTTATGTTCATTACATACTGGACAGTTCCAATCAACCCACGCAGTTCTTGATTTTTTTATGTCGGATAAATGTTTTTTTACTTCATTGGTCATACCATTTTTAATCGATTCAATCATAAAATCTCGTTGATTTTCCCAATTTTTAGTTGATTTTTTACCAATAGATTTTAATGCAGAATCTTTGTGATTTTTACCGTACATACCATTTCGCTCACCGTAATGACCACCATTAATACGAGTAGTTTCTTTCATCTTTTCTACATTTACAGGGTTATGCATTGGATTTTTATCTAATCTATGTAATCTACTATGTTCTGATTGAGTAATAACATCTAAATTATCCCATGAATCATTTGTCTTATCAAAATCTATATGATGAATAGCATACTCTTTGGCGGTAGGCATATAACCAAGTTCTGATTCTGTGATTAATCTATACTGTCTTAATCCACTTGCTTTTTTCCCGGTACCTCGTATGTTTCTATAACCTTTATTACTAAAACTATTAAATGGAAATACTGATTCATCTTTTTGTAAATCTCTAAGTTCTTTATATTCACCACTTCGTAACATAATTTTATGGTCAGGTGTTGCTAATAAATTAGAACCATCATCCAAAGTAAGTTTCCACACTTCTGTATTTTCTTTTGTTTTCCAAGTTTTAATTGATTGTTTGATGACTACTTTTCCATTTTCATCAACTGAATAAACTGGGTATTGAGTATCTACTAAATCTTTAATTGGAACTGTATTTCTACCATCAGCTACTGCTACTAATGTTTCACCAACAATACAAGGATTTCCACCCATAACTCTATGGTCTTTATTATCTCCACCATTTTGCATACGAGAAAATTTCCTCATATTTTCTAACCAAGCTAAACCAGGTTCTCCATTATCTACGATTCGTTTTGAAACTTCTGTATAATCCATACCAAGTTCTGCAAATATACTATTGTTTGAAGTCCACCCATATTGTTCTCTGTCTGGATTAACTTTATAATTTTTTAAATCTAAATATTCATCATCATGGGGATCACCGAACACAATCTCTGCTGTTCGTCTTACATTCCCTGCTACGACACATTTACCAATTAGGTTCATTATATCCACAATTGTAGTTACGGTAATTAGTTCTCCACTATTCTTTTCTAATACTTTTCTTATATCTTCGTGAACTTCTTCTAATGGGTCTGGACCACTTGAAACACCGCCAAATCCTTTGATTGGTTCTCCTAATGCTCTAATCTTTGTATAATCAAACTCTACTGGGTGTGAACCATGAAAATAACTTTCTAATAATAACCTTAACGAATCTACCCAACCTTCTCTTGTGTCTGGAATCTGAAATATTGTTGAATCCCTATCTTTATCTATACCTTTAACAAGTATTTCACCAGCACCCTTACAGTCAAATCCAACACCAACACCTAACATACTTGCATCCATTAGAAAACAGAATGGTTTTGAGTAATCTTCTTTAAGTGTTTTAGTAGATACGAATGCACAATTATTTAGAGCTGCATATAATTTCTTTTCTTCTGTGATTGATGTTCCCATTGCCCATAAACCACGACCAGGTGGTAAAAATTTCATATTGAATATTCTATCATACATATCTTGTGCAGATTTCTGTGCTTGCCACGGATTCCAACCTAATTGATGAGAATTAATCCAATTCCATTGCATTGAATATGTTCCCTCTACAACTCTTTGGACGGTTTCCCACCATCTCTCATTTTTTCCATTCTCTTTGATACGGGAATAGGTTCTCATATAAACCAGTTCACCTAACCCATTAAAACCAAACGGTGGTTTTTTTCTTTTATATTTGTCGATAAAATTTTCCGATAACTTAAACTTTTCCACTACAACTCCTATTTCTGCTTGTTCACAACATTTATCTACTTCCTAATATACCTATAATATATATAATATTTTAAACACTATATATACATTTTTTTAGAAGTTTAAAAAACTTTTTCTTTGAAGTTTTAAAAAGTGAACACCAAGTGTGTACTTTTTATTCAAACCCTTCTCCGTCAAAATCTTTCTTCTTCTGTGCTAATGTTTTTCTAATATATTCATCAGCATTATTCATCTTTCCTTGTACTTCTTTACCACCTTGAGTATTAGTTTCATAAATTTGTATATAACCTGTATTCGTATTAATGGTTGCTGGGAATGTAATTCCATCAGGACCAAAACGATTTTTAATCACATGAAATCGACCTGTATTTGCGATTTTATCTTCTACTTTTCTACTCATACTCATAACGAAATCTGCTGTCATAACCTTAGAGTAATCTTCTGATACTTTACTAGCATCAATTACATCTTCGTCTAATGATGAACGATTTGCTTGTGAAGCTGTCCATATCGGTATATCAAACTCACCTGCCATACCTCTTAACTCTTCATATACATGCCCAATCTGATGTCTTTTTTCTGTGAAGTTAGATGTTGATTTCATAATATCAGCGTAATCCACAATAACCAAATCTGGTTTTATTCCTTGTAATTCACATTGTTGTAAATGTGCAAATATTGTGTTTACACTTGCTGTTCTCGTTGGATAATATTTGATAATAAGATTTCCCTTTAACTTATCAATTGCTCTCTGTACATCATCCTTGTAGTACTGAAGATTTCCTGTAGGTTGTCCACTTATAATACAATCATATCGTAACCCAACATAAGCCGCATTTAACTCCAATGTATAATGAATTACCGTTAATCCTTTTTTCATAGCATGTGTACCGATTGCCTGTAGTGTCCATGATTTACCAATCCCTGCTGGAGCAACTATCACTCCAAGTTCTCCACCTGCAAGTCCACCATCCATTAAATCATTAACACTATCCCAACCCGTAGGTTGAGTATCTCGTGCTTGTTTTGTCATTCGTTCTTCAAACCCAGTAATGTATTCGTGTCCGATATCTCTTTCCATACCAGCAGTCATTGCTTTATCTATAATTCCCTTTATATCGTCATATTGTTGTGTTTCCAACAATTCTACCGATTGCATAATTGCATTTTTCATTATTTGATTTTTACAAAACTCTAATGTTTTTTCTTTAACAAATTCTAAATCTGGATCTTCTCTATGTTGCCAAGCACCTCTCAATGAATCTACAATTGCTACCTTTAATACATCATTCTCTACATCATCAACCATAACTTTAATACTTTCCATAGTTGGTTGTGATTTATATTTAGTAAAATAATCCTTAATTGATTTAACTAAAAATTTATTTGAATCTGTATCAAAATAACTTACTTCAAGAATATCAATAATTTGTTTTACAAACTTTACATCAGTTAATAAACTTGAAATAATTTTACTCTGAAAGGAAGTTCCGTATTTTATTAATGATTCACTCATGGTGTTGCCCATCCATCATCTCCGTATGGATTTGGAACATTACTCTCAATATGTTTTTCCTTTTTGAATACAAAGATAGGTTCATACTTTGAACCTGAACCATCACCATCTCTGGCCATGGTAGATAAATTTAATCTAAGTGTGTTGATATGACTATAACCTATTTTTTTTGCTATTTCTAAAGTACCGTTTTCAATATTTTTCCCACTCGAAGTGTTCGCTATATTCAATAATAAATATCCATTTACTTTCGTAGAATCAAAAGTATTTTGTAAAGTTTGAAATAAAAATCCATCTATCCATTCTTGTTCTGTTGGAAATTTAATATAACTTTGAGTAGGTTCATCCGCATACTTTTCAGTATTAAAATATGGTGGTGAAGTAAAACATAAATCTACTTTTTCTTTTGGTTTAAATACTTCACTACCAAGACAATGTAATTCTACTTCCTTACCAAGATAACTAAACTCTTCTTTAATCTTATTCAATCCCTCAAATGTTTTTGTTGAAGGTTCTGTACCAATATACTTTTTAATTCTTTTAGATGAAAGTGCACCAAGTAATCGTCCACCCCAACCACAACTCATATCCCAAACAACTCCATCTCCACCATAAGTTTCATAAATGTATTTTGCAGCAGTAGGACGAAAGTTAGATACGGTTTGTGTTCCACCATATATCTTTATGTTCTGTCTGAATCTATTCTCTGTCCAATGTGGTTTATCACTATGATTGTAATGCCATTTAATTGTCTTCTTGATAACCTCTTTCAACTTGTCATCATTGTGGAAATTTTCCATTGGTGTGGTTTTTGCATTACCACAAGGAACTTCCCAAAATTGTGGAAAATAACTCCAAGCCAACCTCAATCCATTCATAGTCTGAGTTATCTCATCACCATCAAGTATTTGTTCGTGTTTAAAATTCTGTAACTTTCTTATTTGTTCGTGTTTCTCTTCTTCACGAATTGTATAATGTGGGAATCCATTCTTTCTATAATACTTGAAGATAATCTCAACTGCATCTTCTATTTCTATTTTATCTAAACTACTACATACCTTATGATAATCTAAAGATAACTTATCTTCATCAAGAAATTTACTCAATACACTATAGTCTACTGAACTCATTCCAAGTTCTCATACATATCATGTACCTTTTTATCATAAAATTCTTTTCTTTTCTTTTCACGATATCTTTCTCGAGCCTTTGATTTTATCGTATCTGAATTTCTTCTATAATGCTCCATTTGCCATCTCTTTTGAGCTTCTTTTTTTTCCTTTTTTGTTTTATATTTAATTTTTCTACCCATTTTTTAATACTCCCCTGATTGACAAGTGTAACAGGGGCAATTCCCATACTTATCGGGATCACCTTTGTATTCATTTACATACTCTCTAAAAGTTTTTATATCTTGTGAACCACCATATTCATATAACCATTTACCATATATGTGTTCTAATTGTTTTTCTGTATACTCCTTATCCATGAGTTTTCTCCGCCATGAAATTTAATCTATTAAATGTTGTTGCCAACCAACTATTTAAATTAGGTAGAGCTGTGTATAACTTATCTTCCAAAAACATTTTTTGAAATTTATGTTTAATAATTCTTTGGATTGGTTGTTCTAATTGATTCTTAACTCTTAACTTTGAACTGCCAGACATAATACCATCTGTTAAATCCATAAGTTTTTTATTCAAATGTAATTGTTCTTCTGAATCACTAATTATTTCACATACTTTATATTTGTCTTTATTTACTTGAGAACTTTTCAATATATCTTCTATTGTAATCTCATGTGGTGATTCAAGAAATGGAAACACTTTCAATAATGTTTTTAATCCTGCCCCTTTTATTCCTGGTATACCATCTGATTTATCACCATCCAATATTCTATACAATAAAAAGTTTTTAGAATTGACTCCATATTCATTTAAGATTCTCTCTTCATCATACATTAATTTTTTTGTAGGTGAATAGACTTTGATATTTTCATCAACTAATTGTAGAAAATCTTTATCGGTTGACATTATAGTAGATTTTGAATCTTTGAATAAATGTTTAGCACAATATCCAATCACATCATCTGCTTCTATATTTTCGATATTGGTAATGGTTAAAGGTAAACACTCAAGATATTCAATCACTCTATTTAATTGAGCAATCATCATCTTGTGTTCATCTTCACGAGTAAGCGAAACACCAGTAGTTCTATTCAAACGAACTGACATCTTCCTGCCCATTTTATATTCTGGAAAGATTTTTCTACGGCGGTTAGACCCACCTTTACCATCAAAAACTATGATGGTTCGTGTGGGTCTTACCATATTAATAGTATAACCAATTGACCTTAAAAAACCAACTATTCCACCAATGTGGATCCCGTCCTCATTAGTAGTTGGTATAGCGGAAAAAACTCTAATAAAAGTGTTTAATCCATCAATCAATAAAACCGAGTCATTTGGTTCACCACTATCAACCTTTCCGCCAGATTTTTTTATCTCTTCGAGTATAGATAAGTGTTTTTGATTAATCACCGATGACCTCATCTGTGAACTCTACATCATCAATACCAAGTTTTTCTTGATATTTTAATATAACCTTATCACAAATGATTTGATACACATATTCTTTTATTTCATCGTTACTCGTAATTAACTCTTCCCAATCTTTAGATAAGAATTTATGTTCTTTACCTTTTCCATCTGTGAGAGTGTACCATGCACCACCTGATTTAACTAACTTATGTTCTTTAAGTACAGTTAACCATGCACCATAATTATCTATTCCTCTATCGAAGTACATATCATAATCGGCATGTCTTAATGGTGGCCCTAATCTATTCTTAACAATCTGTGCTCTACATTTCATTCCCAATACATTTTTATCAGTATCTTTGATTTGCCCCATATTCTTTAAACGAATACGAGTTGAAGCGTGAAATGGTAATGCTTTTCCACCACTTGTAGTCCAAGGATCTCCAAACATAACACCAAGTTTTTGTCTGAGTTGATTTGTAAACACAAGAGCAATTTTCTCTCTACCAATCATTTGAGTAATCTTTCTCATAGCCTTCGAGATGATAATTGCTTTGGCTGTTGCCCAACCATCTTTATTAAAGTCCGCTTCTAACTCTACTTTTGTAGTAGCTCCAGCAAGTGAATCAACCATAATTGTTACCAATCTATCTTTATCTGATTCACGAACTTTTGTTACGATTTCTTCAATCGCTTCAAAGATATCTTCTACGGTTTCTAAATGTAGATATAACATCTTATCCATTTCAACACCTATTACTTCCAAAAACTCTTGTGAAACTGAAGTCTCTGTATCTATATAGACAGCGATTCCATCTTTCTTTTGAGTTTCTGCTAATATGTGGGCACCAAGTAGAGATTTACCACTTGATTCTAATCCATTGATTTCTGTAATTCTACCAACTGCAATTCCACCATCTGGTCTATTTGATATAGCCAAATCTAACATGGAACTACCAGTAGAAATAAAATCTTTGATATCGGTAGGTGTTGTATCCGTACCATCAAGAAAGTATGCTACTTTAGTATCTTTGAACTTTTTATTTAGTGAGTCGGCTAATGTTTTAGCCAACACATCATTTACTGATGACATTTTTTTCTCCTATCAATAATGTAATTGGGTGGTTAGGCGTACAATAACAGCCAACTCTTGTTCTCAATCTGTGAACTGCCACCCAAGTACGGGGTTCTTATTTATGAATTAAATAGATCATCGAAAGCATCTGATGTATCAGATACTTTAGACTTTTCCAATTCGGATGAAACAACAGTATCTACTTTAGTAGTAGATTCCTCTTCTTTTGCATCTTCTTTTGGATTCAACCATTCATTCAAAATCTCTGTCATATCATCATATGACAATTCTTGATAGATTTCTGTAATGTCCTGTTGTTTCTTTACGACCTCTAAGACTGTTGGATCATCAGAAATAGGTGTTTGATTCGGTTTAACCCTAATGTTTGTTTTAGGGAAACTTGCACCTGTTTCTTCAGCTGATAGAAATTCTACCACGACATCACGACCATTTACTGGGTCTGTGATATCACCATAATCTGGGTCAGCAATAATGGAAAGCAACTCTTGATAAACCGTTTTACCAAAACCCCAAAACTTCACACCTTGTGATTCTTCACCTCTAACTATTACTGGAGCAAAAGTTCTCATTTTAGCTTCCAACTTTCGAGAAAGTTGATAGTCTTCTTTACTACCACTTCCTCTTAGTTTTTGAGCAAACTCTTCAATAGGGTCTGGTCTACCAAAAGAAATTGGTGAAAGATAAGAACGGTTGTTCAAATTGTAGTGAAAGAATAACTCGATAAAAGGATTATCTTTATTAAAAGCGTAAGGTACGATTCTAATTTGTGTTTTTCCTGGTTGTGGTTTCCAAAGACTGGAAGTTCGAGTGTTTGTGGTTTGTAACTGATTTAAGCGTTTTTTAATTGCATTTAAGTCCATTGTTTAACTCCTTATGTATTATTATTATTTGTTATTTTTCATTTGTTAATCAAGTGTAACCTTGATACAATAATAAGTATCATACCAATAGCTTAAAATGTGATCTATTTTAATTAGATCAAAAAAAAAAGGTTCATTTCGTTTTTAAGTCTATTATAAGTGGAAACTAAAAATCGGTGAGAACCTTTTTTTTAAATTTTGGAAATTTTAGGGAATGTAGGATTTGCATACCTACAACTTTCTGCTCAGATTTTATTGCCCTTGTACCTAACACCCACCAGTTATGGTGATTCTTCTCTGTCTGGTTAAGACTATCGAAGTGAGTACAACCTCTGTGTTATTGCCTTATCTCTCTGAGTTTAGATTGATTCAGCCATGAAAGTAGGATTTCAGTCTTACCCTTACCTACAACAAGGTCTAAAGAATTGCTTCTTTATGTGTTCAGAAAGTACATTAGATGATTGATGCCTCAACTACTTAACCATTCGGCCTTGTAGGTTCACCACGAACTCATCTTGGATTACCTTATGGGCTTCTAAAGTCTACCCATTATTCGGTCAATTCCATACAGAGTTAATTACTCCCTGTACTTTTCAAAATCCCAAATTGTCAAAAAACTTTTGCATCAACCTTGATACAATAATATATATATATATAAAACCTCAAAATACATTTTATTTTTATTTTTTTCAAAAAACTTTTGGTGATTCCAGAAGAAGTCGTCTGATCTGATTTCGGACTGCTAGCAGTGATTCTTAATCCTAATCACCAAAAACTTGTGGTGTCGTGGTTTTCTAACGATTCAAGTCAAAAGACTACCTTTCGGTCAACACCAATTTTGTGGAAAGGTAAGGACTCGAACCTTACAGAAGCTTTCAATCGGTATAGTAGATTGATTAAATCTAACACCCTACTCACTCCACCATTATCTTGGTTGATTAATCATCTCAACCTTAACGACATACATTCCAATTCTTTGAGATTTCAAATCGGTAGAAATCTCGAAACCACCACTTCGATTTCAAGGACTCGAAGCCCGTCCTAATTCTTGTGCCTTTACGCCCTTAGACACTTTTCAATCTTATCTCAATCTAATGAGTCGGGCTTTATCTAATTCAATCTTTATCATCCATTTCTTATACTATAATATACAACATATATATGAGAAAGTCAAGCTTTATTTTCACTTTTTTAAGCTAATTCTAACATAGCAAAAGGAACATTATACAACCTACCATTCATATCAACAATAGCTCTCTTGATGTTCATCTTAGTGATAACACCAGGAGTTTTCTTTGTCTTCTGAACAACGAATACATTAGCTCCAACAGTTAGTGAAGTTTTACCCAACATAGTCTTACAATCATTAACGAATCTTGATAATTCATTTAAATCTGATAGTTTGTCTAATTTCCTTATTTTGTTTTTTATGTTTACCATATTTATAACCTTTTATTTATACCTAAATATAACACTAAATGCCTATATAAGTCAAGCACTTTTTTACTTATTTTGTCCTAATTCTAATAATTCTCTAAAATTATCTATTTGGTGTAGTTGGTGTAAATGAATTCTCATATTAATATTATAAAAAAAACCTAATAATAGGAAATATACCCCATACTACGATACATATTTTTAATAACCAAACAGCTGTTATTATTGGGGCCATAAAATAAATTCTTACTAATAAAGCCAATACCATTTTAAATCCCATATTCCAATCACGCAAAGGCCATGTGTGTTCATAATAAAGTACTTTTGGATACCATTGATCATTATATACAATATCCTTATCTTCATCATATGTTTCAAAATGAGTAAATGGCCAATCTTTTGTATATATTTTTTTCCAATGTCCTTTAGGCCAAGTTACTCTACGATATACCGTATCTGGTGTCTTAGGTAAAGAATCAACCCAACCCATCTTAGTTTCTTCTTGTTACTCTCCGTCCACCTGATGAACTTGTTGAAGAAGAACTTGTTGAAGAAGAACTTGTTGAAGAACTTCTTGTACTTGATACATTAGAACTGTTAGTTTGACCACTATCGTTATTACTTGATTCAGAAGTATTAGTTCTCGTTCTCGTAACAGTTAAATTTGTTCCAGGTGATTTAGTATCTCGTGTCCAAGTTCTTATTTTCTTTTCACCTGATTTATATAAATCTGTATAAGGTATGTGCATTGTATATCCACCTAAAGTATAACTATTATTATAGTATCCACC